GTGCGGAACTACGAACAGTTCATTAATACGAAGTGTACAAACTTCCATACAAAAATAACCACGTCAATTAAGACGTGGTTTCTATTTGTTTAACTTACTAATTTTCTTTCGATATATTTTGGGTATGCTTTTTGCGGGTACAAATCGCCTTTTTTATGGTCAAGTACTACGTATCTATCGTTTACCCAATATATTGCATGTCTTCCATCTGTGATTTTTATAAAGTTTTTTCCTGATTCAAATACTTCTTTTACATTCAAATTTTTAAATTCTTCTTTTGTAACAAACATATTTTTTAGCTCCTCTATTTATCTTCTTTGTTTTCAAGTGATCTTTGATACTCGTATAACTTTATTATCGTTCTGAATCTGGCATCTGATAAAGATGTTTTTCCATTCCTTAAATCTTGCACAGTTTGATATGGTAATCCGGAATTTTTAGCAATTTTATATCCCGTTTCTTTTTCGAATAACTTTTCTATTGATTCAATTATTTCTTTTATTGCTGTCATTTTTATCCCTCTTCCATAAATTGATAAGCAGTAAAGTAGTAAGCAGTGCAACAACACTTTTACTTATATCGTTGCCTAAAAACACGTTTATCCAAATAAGAATGATTAAAATAATGTAAATTGTTTTCATAGTATTTTAGTGTTAGAATTTATATATAGACAGCCCTTTCGGGCTTGTCTACTTACTTATCGTCTTTTTTCAATGTTTTCGCTATGGCAATTGCTGACATTGTATAAAAGGCGATTTCTGCTATAGTTTTAAAATTTTCTAACACTTTTTATCCTCCTCTCAACTGGCATACCTTATTATAACACGGTTAAACGTGATATGCAATACTTTTTATAAACTTTTTTCGTTTTTTTGCATAAAAAAATAGGCAAGTACCGAAGTACCTGCCTGTTATCAACATTTAAATCTTGAGAGAAATGTTAAAAAGTTCTAGTAAAATAATAGCACATTTTATCTTTAAATGTAAATAGAAAGCAGGTGTGTAACGCACCTGCTTAAATAGACATGACTATGTCATTCTAACTGATTTCTCCCCATAAGTCACCTAATATCTGATTAGGTGGGGCAGAACCATTCCATGTTCTAATAGGCAAGTAATAACGTTGCCCCTCCCATGTATATCCTACCCAAACATGACCATCTTGTAACATCACTTCTGTATAATCACAATATCCACCAGGTTGGAATTGGTAAGCTACCGGGCATGATAAGAATGGTCCTATTTTTCTTACAGTGATTGGTTGATTACCGTTTGTGAATCTAGCATTTTCTTCCATGTAGTAAGTACCATATTTATTACGTTTCCATGCACTCGCAACTGGTTTAACTGTATTACTTGAAGCGCTTGACTCATTAGAGACAGTGGCAACTGGTATCTTACCGTCCATATACACTCTGATTTGCTTGATAAAGTAGTCTTTAAGTTGTAATTGTTTATCTTCCGGCAATAGACCGCGAGTTACTGGATCAAAACCAGTGTGTAAAACCGAACTTCTATGAGGGCATGATGTTGAAGTAAATTCATTGTGCAATCTGATTGTATTTCTGTTTGCTGGTAATCCCCATTTTTTCAACAATCTAGCGCATTCTTGGAAAGTCGCCTGTTCATTTTTTAAAAACGTCGCATTATCCGCTCCCATTGATTGACACACTTCAATACCGTAATAATATTTATTGCCTAATTGGTTAGCAGTATGCCAACCTACTTGCGATTCATCTAAAGCTTGCCACACTGTGTTACCTGATACATAACTATGCGCAATACCCGCTTCTAATCTTGATAAAGGTGCGTTAACTAATCCGTTTCGATACGCTTCTGCTGTTGCCCCTTTGCTTCCTGCGTCGTTATGAATAACTATACCCTTAGGATTACCACCACGTTTAGGAAGGTCATAACCTTTAACCACATCTTTGATAATTTTAAGTTCTACCGCTTTAGGTTGTGGCTTAGCTGTTTCCTTTTTAGATGCTTGCGTAGGAGATTGTATTGATCGTGGAGCTGTTTCGCTTTTGAAGTTAGGACGGATAAACCACATAGGGAAATCGTAAGCATGTTGTCGTCTTGTAACTTTTTCCCAACCCCAGCCGGGTTGTTCGATTCTGTCAGTCCAGCCACCGCCTAGCCAATTCTGCTCATATACAATGATATAATCTAAAGTTGCTTCAATTACCCATGCTACGTGTCCGTATCCTGCACCGTAATTGCTACCGAATACAACCATGTCGCCGGGTTGTGCCAAAAAGTCCGGTGTATTTTGGTATACAGTAGCTAGTCCATCGAAATTGTTTGCAAATGGTATATCTTTTGCACCTAAACCTTTTAGAAGTAATCCAAACAAAACTTTCCAACCAGCATTGGCATAATCAAAGCATTGAAATCCATACCATAAGTCCACATTGAATTGTTTTCCCTCAGAAGTTTTCAACCACTCTATAAACTCTTTTTTAGTTAATTTTGCTTGCATTGTCGCCACCTCCATGATGATACTCATTCACATCAAAGCCAACATCGTTAGAGGCGTCTGTGAAAGGTTGTGATGTATCATATTCTTTTGGTGCTTTCGTGCTTAATTCCGGCGTTAAACTGCTGTCTTGTGATGATTTCCACGTAACTTGTTGTTCTTCTTTATTGCTATCTCTAGGCGCTTGATATGTCTGTGCTATAGATGAATCTGAGACGCCTTTTGACGTTGGGTCAGTAATAACGCCAATACCTGTAAGTAACGTGAGGATAGCGCCTATAATTGCGCTAGCTTGATTTAATTGAGTAGATAAATCTAATCCGAATAAATCCGTGACTTGCTTGATAAATAGCAACAATGCTCCAACTAAACCAGTTAGTACTGCTTTGTTTTTGAATCTCAATTTCCAGTTAATATCCATTTGTTTGCTCCTTTTATCCAAAATAAAAAAACGACTAAAAATTAGTCGTTTAAAATTATTCAATGGTCAATGTCGGAGATCCTGAATAAACATCACTTATAGTGACATACAACGTCCCTGAAGGATTACTAAAGTTGATATTTTTACTTGCAACTCCGCTATTGACTCCTGATATTCCTAATTCACTTGACCCTAAATTAGTTTGCGAAATCCTCATTATACCGCTACGTACATTTTCTATTGTCACCTGATAACTTTTATTAGGTTCAACTCCATTTATTGTCCATTTTGCTGTTGATTCTTCTATGCTATCCGGATATTTATTTTTAGGTAAGGGTTTTATTACAAAAGATGAAGGCTTTTTCCATACTTGGATATTTCCAGCATATACTTTTGTATATTCTTCACCTTCGTAAATAAACTTCTTTACATTTTTAAAATTACCTTCCATAAAAATCACCCCTTAATTAAGTAAAGTGTATTAGGGTCTTTTTGATATATATAGTTATATTCATTTTCTGTTCCTGTCCAAATTTTAACCGTCGGTTGAGATGCGCTTTTTAGTTGATATAAATTATCCGCTTGTTGTTTAGTAAAAGCTTGAGATGACAAAACATACCGCTCATCATGATTATGATTTTTTGGAGCATATAAATCGTTTAGTGTTTGTTTGAATTCCTCAAAATCTTCTGTACTAACTTTTGAGCCAATCTGTTGCAATACACTTTCTGAAATAGAGTTGTTTTGTATTGCTTCTGCTAATTCTCTTAATGTATTCATAGATTCAGGCGCGCTATCAACTAGTTCAGCAATTTTTGAATCCGTATACGTTTTAGAGTCGTTGAGAGTTGTATCTTTGATTTTTTTAACTTCTTGCAATTTATCTTCTAACCCTTCAACATTTGCGATATTGATTTTGTCCAATAACTCAGGTTCTGCTTTGATATCTGTATCTTTACCATCAATTTGCCACATTTTAGTGTCAGGATTGATTGATACTACAGTACCGTTTTTACCGGGTGCGCCTTGTTCTCCTTTTTTACCTACTTCACCTTTTGCACCAGGTTGTCCCGGTTCGCCTTTATCACCTTTCGCACCTTTAAATCTACTTTCATTCTTTTCGATGTAAGAAATGACATCTTTATCTATTTTCTCTTTAAAGTCTTTGTTCAATAAATCTGTCGCGTTATCTTTTAAGATTCTCGTAATAGCATCATCTACCAATTTAACATCGATTTCTTTTGCTACAGCAGATTCAATACCACTATCAACGATATTGAAAGAAAAGTTCGCGACATGTATTTTTTCTTCTTCTTTCTCTAAAAACAGCTTACAACGAACATAACCAGCGTGTTTGATAACCTTTTTAGGTATCTTGTAGGTAATGAATCCTTTTACAACATCGTCGATAATAAGGGGCTCATTTTTGAATATAGAGCCATCTTCCATAAACAAATGTAATCTAGGTGTTAAGCCATGTGCTTTTAGATCGATACGACCTTGTTTGTCATTGATACCTATTCTTATAGATGCTGTATTTTCATCTTCAGTGTAAAATCGACAGCCAATGTCACCTAAGTCAACACCATCATTTTTTATTCTCGTTTCAACATCTTTTATTTTGTACATTTACACACCTCTTTATTTATATTTATCCCTTGTGAAGTAGATACCTTTTAAGCCGATTTGTTTATATAACTTAGCGATTGTACTTGCTTGATGTTGGCACCACTCTATAGCAGTAGCGTATTGGTGGGTAGCTGGATTCTTAGGATTCCATCTAATTCGGTACAATGTGTTTTGACCTTTATTGATGTAATCCTTTCTTACGAAGCTAGCACCGCCCATGATTGCTTTTGCTGGAGATGTCCAACCTTTATTTTTAGCAAACGTCATTGCATAATCAGGGTCGTTGTCGAATGCACCAATACCGAAGTAATTATATGCACCGTATCTACCATTAGCGAAGTTACTTGTTCCGTATCCACTTTCTAAGAAAGCGTGCGCGATCAAATAAATTTCGTTAATGTTGTTTTTCTTACAAGCTTCCGCGAATGCTTTGCCTTGTCCGTCGAGCGTTCCTTTTCCTTTAAGTATTTTGTTAAGCGCACTAACTGAAATGCCTTGATACTTGCCTAAATTAAGCATTTGATAGCATTGCGTGTTACTTTCCCATATTCGCTTAACATTCATTGCCGAGCTCGTTTGTGCTCGTGTTGCATTAGCCCAGCCCCATGTATGAGATTTTTTCGGGTTACCCCTAGACATTTGTCTATCCAGTGCTTGCTGGAATGTGAATGGACTTGTTTCAGTAACGATGCTTGGTTTTTCGTCTGATGGAGTAGGGCCTCGTGTGGACGCACTGTCAACTGATGTTTTATCACTAATTCTTATTGTTGTTTTTGTCGTTACTTCTTTTATATTTTCTCGTGTCAATATATCTCGTTTAATGTATGTCTCAAGCATTTTCTTTTTAACTTGCTCATACTTTGCGTTATCCGGTATACCTTGCTTAATCAAGTCGTAATTAATTAAATCTTTCATACTACGCCAAATATTAGGGTCTACCTTTAACGTCGTTTCAGATAAGTTTTTATCAATCCCTGACAATAACCAAACACCACGTATTAACGCTTGTATTTGATTCAATAAGAATTGTCGTTTGCTATCTGTTTGACCACCACATACTTCAATAACTAGCCAATTAGGGTGACGCGGGTCATCAAAATTGGTTGGTCTAGCAAGCCATGTAGCCTCTCTATCGACATATAAATGCGGTATTTCATAATCGCTTATAAACTTATTTCTTTGCGTATACAGTTCGTCTACAGAACGCATATGCATTGATTCTTTTATATATAATCCTTGAATATCTGAGCGTTCATCACCCATTACAACTATATGATCAATGAAGTGCTCTTCTTTATCTAAAACATTGCTGTAAGCAGTGTATTTTACTGTTTTAACTTCTTTAAATTGCGGTTTCTTCGCTTCGCCAGTAATTGTTGAGTCATTGGCTTTTGATGCTGAACTTGTATCAGTACTACTAGGTTTGCTAGTATCTTTTGAGTATGGAGGCCTAACAAAGCCTGTAACACTTACATAAGGGTGTCTTACTAATCTTCCTGGAGAACCTGTCCAACTATTAGAATTAACCCAGTTTTGGTCAACGCTATAAAAATAACTTTTATTAGATGGTCCTACTACTATTGCGGTGTGTCCGTCCGAACCTATTCCGTTGCCAGGGTGCCAAACTGCGATGTCTCCAGGTTCCGGTACAAATCCAGATGAATAACGATAGAATCGGAAACCCTTAGGATATCTGTAATTAGCCATATCCTTAGCATTGCCCCATGTTACAAAACCCCAATATCTTTTAAAAATAAAGTTAGGTGTATCCCAACATTGACTGCCCCGATAATTATCTATATTAATCCTCTTACCAATATTCGACTTTGCCCACTCCACCACTTCGCTAGCTGTAGGCTTTCTAGTCTTTGGGTTAGGTAATCCCATGTATGCACCTCATTTCAATCAAAATAAAAAGCCAGTGCCGAAGCACTGACTCTTAACTGTTATTTACATTTACCAAACCAGAAGCACGCCCAGAAGCTATATCCTAAAATCCCTTTAAGCATGGTAATCACCTCCTTTAAATACCAAAAATAGTTCTTAGTAAAGCTATGACAATCGTACTGAAGATAGTCCCTATCAAACCGAGAATCCACATTTTCATATCGCGTATATTTTTGTCGTTTTCTTTCTTATTTTTTTCGTCTATCTGTCTTTCCCTCTGGATAGCATCTAAAGTTTTATCTAATTTAATGTTAACTTGCTCTTGAGTTTTTTGACCTAATTTAATCTCATTGAGAGTGCTAAGCATTGTTTTATCATTCTCTTCTAATCTTCTAATTCGCCATTCATGTTCGTGCCGTTTGGTAAATCCAAACATTACGCCACCTACTTTGTGTTAAATTAAAAAGCCTCAAGCATTACACCTGTGACTTTTCATCTTTTGCCTCTGGATATTTTTCACCAGTGATCAATGCATATTCTTCTTTGTCGATTACACCCATGTCTACGTACCACTTAATTTGCTCATTTTTATAGCAACCCCACACATAAAAAGTTTTAATGTCTTTAAAAGTTGGATAAATCATCTTCATCATTTAAACGTCCCCCTCAGTATTTGTTTTGTTAGTTTTCAGTTCGGTCAACTGTTGTGTTAACATAGCGTTTTGTTGCGTCAATTGCATTGTCAACATGTTCACTTGCGTCATCTGCATTTGCATACTCGCAACCATTCCGCGAAGTTCCTCATCACTTAAATCTGACGCACTTTGTTGGTTTGATGCATTCGGTACGTCTTCTTTTTCGAAATTGCTATTGTATTTAATTTCGCCGTTAGTGAAAACAAACTTTCTAGGTTCGAACTCTTCTTTGAATTTGATAGGCACATTGTTATCGTCTACATCTAAACTATTACGTAAACCGCCAGTATTAACGTATCCGATAACTTCGTTTTTATCGTTTACTGTGATTTTCATTATTTCCACCCCATAATTTTAGTTATAGTAACTTTGTTGGCATTCGCTCCAGAACCTGATGTTTTACCTAAATCAAAGTACACATCGTTATCGATTCTTAAAGTAGTGCTACTTGTTTTGGATAGTAAACACTCATAAATACCGCCACCGTTACCGTCTGAGTCAACTACATTCGCTTTACTTAATTGAATTGCATTAGGTAATGTGGTTAGTCCGAATCCCTCAATAACGCCACCTGGATAAGTTCCACTTACTAATAAAATAGAATAGTTTGTGTATGGTTCGGTTAGATTGATTGTTGTACCTACACCATTTGCTCCACCGTCGAACAATACCGTTGACTTATGTTCATTAGGAACTGTCCACTGTTGCTCAAGTCTGCCGTTTGTGATTGATCGTGTGTAAATCTTTTTAGAGTTATAAGGCGTGAAGTTAAATAGCTTGTTTGTATCGTCTTTAACGAATACCGATAAATAACCCTCATAACTTTCAACACTACCTGGTAAATCCGGCACTCTTGTTGCATAGTAATTACCAGCAGTTAAATATCCCAAATCGCCTTGCGCATTATTTAAGTTAACTTGAATTGATTGACCATTCGCCTCTGTCATCTTATGTTGTTGCCAGCTCGTTGTTCCGAATTTATCATCTACATACTGCTTAGCTTGATTTAAAGCGTTGTTAGACGTTTCTTCAACAAATTGCTTAGTTAAGTTTCCATCATTCTTTTTATAAAACGGGTACCATGTGCCGTAGATTTTGTATTTTGTGTACTCATCGTTTGAATCGTCTGGGTACCATGTTGCACGAGCAGTATTATTATCAACAACATAAACAACTAACACACCAGATTTGCTTGATGTATAAGTTGATTCATCGAACGAAGAACCGTCATCAACACCATCTTGTCCAGGCTTCTCTAACGTGCCTATATCCGTCTTTTCTGGCGCATCTGTTGCATTAGTAATATGAATAATCCTAGATGTGTTAACTGCGCTTAAAACGCTATCTATGGACTGCTCAGACGATTCAATTGCTTTACCGTAATCATCTGTAAGTTTAGACTTTTGCCAATTTGTTGTTGAATTACCTTTAACAAGGTCAGCGCCATTGATTTGTTGTTCAACTTCGTTAACACGTTCAAAAATCGCTTGCTCTTTTTCAACTATTTTATCGACTTCAGCTGTAACAGCTTGTGTTGCACTAGTTTGCGTCGCAGTAATAGCTTGTATAGCTTCGTTTTGCTTGATTTCGATTTGTTGAATGCCTTTTGTCGCACTATCATTCACTTTTGCTATTAACGTTTGTGTATCAGCCATATTTTGCTTTAATTGGTTAAAGTCTTTACCGACAGCTTCGATAGTATCTTGAATAGATTTGATATAAACAAGCTTTGTTATACCATCAAACCCACTAACTAAATCATTTTCAATATTGAAGCTAAATTGACGTTCAACAACAACATTATTACTCCCGTTTTGTGTAAAGAATGCCTGAGCATGCACCTTGCCTGAATGTTTTAAAAATTCATTCGGTATCACATACTGCAAACGCCCATTAATTGCGTCTACTATCGTTAATTCGTCTGTAATATAAGCGCCTCTATCTACGTTATAATCATCGGTTTTTAACACGATAGATGTTTTAACATGTTCAGAACTTATAGATAACGGTCTGTTATTCTTAGTTACTGCAAAATTTAAAACACCAGTTCCTCTATCTGATTCATAGAAACTGATGTTTGTGTCAATAATTGGATTATATTGTGATGTTGTTTGTAACTCGATTAAGTTATCATCTTTCGAAAAATTATCTACTACCATTATTCAACCACCTTTCCCTCGAATAAACTCCATTTACCAACGCCACCAGTACCAAAGTTTCTAACTAAAAATTGATGTGCAGACGGGAAGTTATTACGTCTTAATACTTGTGTTGTGTTACCTGGTGTATTCGATTTTACTTCTAATATCCAACCTGCAATACCTTTAAAGTCTTTAGGAAAATCAGTAAATCGTTTTGATTCTTCAGTAGTGATATAGAAATCTAAACCAACGATTTTTAAATCTGATAATTTTGTAATACTCTTAGGGATATGTTCCCAATAACCGGCGTTTTGCGGACAGAAATTCCATGCTCCGTTGTTTTTCTTATTGAAAATGTCAATGACACGTTCAAATTTAAGCATATTTCTACCTGTGCTGTTTCTGGTAAGTACTTGTCTTAGAGCACCATTATAGTGTCCAGGCAGTACATCAAAGAACCAACCTGCATCTCTAAACGCTTTCGGTAACGGGAAATCTAACGCATTTTGTGTGTCTTGCGTATAGATATAGTAATGACCAACTTCGGTAACATCACTTAGATATGCTGGGTTTTGCACTGGTAATGGTTTAACACGCCCACCTGAATCAGTCATCGATACCTGAGGTGCAATGTTTTTTAAGAATTGGTTAACACCTCTTTGGCCGATAGAATAAATTGAGTGATGTCTGTTGTTACCTGGTCCAATAGTTACCCCGATTAAAAGTGCTTTACGTCCTGTTTCTAGATCGTAATACATATCTAGACCCTCAGCCTCTTGGAAATCTCCTTTAAAGTTGTTATTCACACCGCCTATATCGATACGACGTTTAAATAACAATTCTTTCGTTTTGATATCAAAGCCTTGTAAGTAATTAGGATTAGCCGGATTAGAATCGCCAGTGTACCAATATAAGATACCCGCATCATAAGCAATACCTTGCATAGGTTGCGTACCTGATGTGTATTGCATAGGGATATCCATTTGGTACAGTACTTTGTCTATACCTTTATCAATATCGTCAGCACTTCTTACTTCAACAAAATTTAATGCGTTCTTAGCTTGTTGTTCAGAAGTTTTATATTCACGTCTAAAAACCATTAAGTTTTCTATAGGATTATAAATTGCTGACGTATATCTATCGTTAAATACATTTGGCATAACGTCTTGCATTTCGTTGCCATACGTCATTTCTCCGCTTCTGTATTTAAAGCGTACAAACTTGTTATTGTTGTTAGCGTCTAACACTGCTGAATAAATCCACAACTCATTGCCGATATATCTATAGGCGTTGTGTGTGCCGTGTCCGCCATTTTTAACTAGCAGTCTATCAATAAATTGTCCGTTAGGCTTCAATCTAGATAACATGTAATGATTGCCTGGACGCGCTTGTGTCATGTAAATAATTTTTGTTCTAGGGTCTACCCAAAATGATTGCATTACTGCGTTAGTATATGGCGATAAATCTGTGATGAATTCCGGTTCTTGCTCTTTTGGTTCAAATCGGTATTCTGTCGCTTGATATTCTTTATAGTGTTCATCTACAGCTTTCTCAACCTTTTTAGTGAAAGCATCTAGTGTTGAATAATCATGATACAAACGATCTTGCAATGTCTTATGATCATAACCAGTATTATCAACACGCGCGTCTTTTACCTCGTTGATACCGTCGCCGTTATGACCTATTATCATGTTGCTAAAACGGCCATTTAAATACGTTAAATAATCTTCAACACTGTCATTCAAGTATTTAATTTGTTTCGCTGAGTGTGCGTATATTTCTTCTTTTTGATGATATATAAACATCTCTTCAAGTTTACTCATTCCATTATCAAGTAATCGATAGTTGTACTCATGCTGAGCAACTACTTTTTCGCCAGTGATAGAATGCAAACTTGTTATTAATCCGTAAGCCATTGGTTGCCTCCTTTAGTCGTAAAAACTGTAATAATCCTTGATTAACTCGTACATAATAACCTCGTGACCTTTTTCGTTAGGGTGTAAGCCGTCCTCCATGCTCGCTTTCCTAAAAGCTGGATTGTATGGCTTAAAGTAGTCTGTGTGATATGCGTCAAACACTGGTACGTCCAACTCGCTACAAGCTAGTATTTGAGCGTTGACATAATCCTCTAACGTTAACCCTAGTTTGTTTTTATCCGTATCTTTACGGCGTATCGTTGTACCACGCATAGGACATTGTCTAGTAGCTGTCATTACTAGTATTTTTGAATCCGGATTATTCTTCCGTATAACTTCAATTGCAGAACAAAAGGCACCATAAAACGTTTTAGTGTCCGTTTTATCAATGCCTATCGGTACGCCTGCCCAATAACCGTGTAACCAGTCATCATCAGTGCCTTGTAATATGATTAAGTCGCCTCTTATTTGTTCCGCTTGCCTATAAATACTATTTTCAACGTTGTTTGTATCTGTAACAGTTGCCATAGTTGCGCCACCTTTTGCAAGGTTGGTCGTTTTAGCTTTTAATTTCTTGCCTAACATTTCTGTGAAATTAGTTTTTGCATGCGACCCTCTAGCTACAGAATCGCCAATCGTTCCAATAGATTTGATATTTCTTATACTTGATTGACTCGTAAAGTCGTACATGATCGTGCCATTCGCAGTTGTAACTGTTTTAGTACTCATCTTATCGACTTTTGCGTTTATTTTTTCATTCTGCTTAACTAATTCGTTATTTATAGATAAACTAGCGTTAACTTTAGCGTTTAGTTCTCTCAAGTACTTAGCTGGGTCTGACTTAGTTGTTTTTACATTCTTAACATAGTTCGTAGCTTCATGGATAGCTTTTCTATATCTGTCACGCATTGTAAAATCGCCTAATACTACATCTTGTTTAATAATGTTATTGTACGCATCTCTATGTGTAGTGATTTCGACTATTCTCACTAAATCGTTATAGCCTATAGTTGGTTCAGCTACTCTTACAATATCGCCAATTCTAGGGTTAGCCTCTGGAAAATGCTCAGGCTGTGCTACGAAGTCCAAAGAAATAGAAGCAGTGACACTTTTCTTTATCACTAGCTCCATTGATTTTTTCAAAACATCTTCTTTTTTTATGCGTCCATCTATTAACGGAGGCGCTTCCCTTTTACCAATCAGTTGTGCTAATGGGTGTGTGAATTCGAATTGTAACCCAGCCTCTGTAAAAGTTTGCTGACCGTCAAAGTCGCCATAACCTCTTATATATGTGTAGCATTTAGAAGCATCTTCTTGAATTTTGACGTTATCAGCATTTACACCTGATTTAATATAGTAGTTTGCTACTTTTGATAATTCGTCATACAAGTGAAATGTTTTTGTTTTAGCGTCGTACTCATATTCGAGATGATAGCGTTCAAGTCCTTTTTTGAATATCTCAAGTCTTGTGTCTCCCTTGCCTAATCCCTCGAACTTTGATGCGTCAACCTTAGTGTGCAATACGTACTTATAACTAGTTCCTTTAAATACAGTGTTAAAAAACTCTACGCCTGTGAAACTTTCGTTATATTCTTGGTAAATCCTAGAATTGTTTAGATCATCTAATTCTTTTTGTCTCGCTTTGATACTAAGTTTGATTTTGTTTCCGATTGTTGATTTATCAAGCATTACTATTACATATTCGTTGAGGTCATCTTCCCCCTTTACGTTTGTGATAGTCCACATCTTTGTAATAGCGCCGATTGCGTCGAAAGTGCTGGCATTTTCTATCATATCAATGTCTAACGTGCTATCTTCATTCAATTTTTCGTTTAATTTTGTATTAACATGAATCGCATGACCGACGCCTTGCAAACTTTTTAATAATACCGGCATATGCTACTCCTTATCTGTAATATAATTTGTGTCTAAAGACTATCTTTTTCATAAGTCTGTTGGCTTTAAAATGATTCCAACCGGGATACAACACCGGTTGTTCTAACGTTTTGTTGTATAGGTCAATATTTAAATTGCCTCTATATGTGTGCTTGTTATCAAAAATGATTTTATCGCCTGCTTTTAAATCGACATCTTTAATTACTGAGATGTTTCCTTTATCCGTATAGAAAGTGAAACCGTCTTTATCATCAGCTTTAACATCTTCGGCTAATTCAATTTCAACTACATTGAATTGGTTGAACTGTGTTAATGCTACATCTCCGTTGTAATAAACATCTCCAGAACTCGTGTTATAGAATGTCATTTGTCTACTTCTATCATTTTCATTTAGTGCTATTCTGTCCGGAACTGACCATTTTTCTAAATCGTTATCACTTTCTAAATCAGTGCTATAGCCAATACTTTCAAAGAAAGGCAATTCAGTCGTCTCAAAAGTCAACGTGATTTCTCCTGATGTCTTAGTTGTGTCAAAAGATACTTCGCTAACTAATCCAACGAATAGTTGTCTACCGTCAACATAATCTAATTCAAATTCTTGTTCTAATGGTTCGAACATATTTTCAAATTTGATAGTGTTATCCGGCGTCGCCAATTCTCTTAGGTAAAAGCGACCATAAAACAATGTTTGAATGTCTGATTTAAGATGTGAGGCATAAGCAATCTTAGGTACTTCATACCTCAATCTTAATTCAACTTTTTTATATTCTTCTTTAGCGTAATTGTGAAAACGTCCATCAACTCCATCTAAAGGCGAATAATTCCTTTTGTAACCCGAACCGATAACATTGTAATCAAGCACTCTTAAGTGTTTGTAAGTGTGAGGATTGTCACTGACGCGATACTTCACACCATTTTTAATAATTTCTACATCATGGGCTATCAATAAACAAACCTCCCTTACATTAAGTTGAAACTACCATCTTTTGCATCCATATCGTCAATGTGAGATTTAATCATGTTTAGATCGCCCTCGTTTCTAACAGTTACATTAACAATAGGTCTGTTATTTTCTTTCATGCTATGTTGCACATCGTTTGTCATATGGCCGTCAACGCTTGGTGTTAAACTGTCGTTGAATCCATCTGTCAACGTTGAACCTAACTCACTTGTGAACGTTTTACCGAAGCTAGTAGCCATTACTTTAGCTTGTGATACCGCTAAACCTTTACCTAAACCACTACCTCCACCATGTCCACTTACGAATGAAGTTACTGAGTCCCACGCTGATGAAATCGCATCGCCTACCGCGCTTACTACTTTGTGCGCAGCGTTAGCTACACCTTCTGCCACTTTGCCGATTAATTCCGCTCCGGCATTTAAAAAATCGCTGAAAAAGCTTTTAATCTTATCAAGCGCGTTTTTCATGCCGTCGCCTACATTTGAGACAACTCTTTTAAATCCATCAGCTACTTTACTTGCGAAACTTGTAACAGTATTCCAAATATTAGAAACCCATTCAGAACCTTTTGTGATAATAAAGTTTAGTGCTTGTCCCATTTTTTCGGCCACACTCGAAGCAACACGACTAAACCAACTTGTAACACTGTTCCAAATACTGCTAACAAAATTAGTGATTGTACTCCATATCTGTGACCAACTTGTACCAAACATAGAAAGTGTTCGATTCATTACGCCAGTTAAAAAGCCGATGATTGACTCCCAAACTGATTGCATGTATTGCCAAATCGTATCAAGTACATTGGTAACCGTAGTTTTAATAGTCTCCCAAGCACCCGAGAAGTCGCCAGTAAGCAACTGAATTAAAGCAGTGAACAAACCAACTATGATTTGGACTGCCACGGATATCACTGTTCCTATGGCTTGGAACGCAATTGTAATTAACGTCCACAAACCTTGTATGATATTCATAACGTTTGTGATGATACCTATTACCAAAACACCTAAAACTTGCATGAATATTTGTCCTAATACTTGTAATATAGGCATTATCGGTTGTAAGGTAGATTGGATTTTGCCCCACAATTCAGTTAACCAGCCAACTACACCTTGAATCGCACCAGAAACCGCCGTTTTAACACCGTTCCACGCTTCAGTAATAGTGTTTCTGAAATTCTCGTTTGTTTTCCATAAATAAACTAGGACACCGATAAATGCGCCAATTACTGCAATTACCGCTAAAATAGGTGCTGAAATCGAACCGAAAACACCCATTAACAATTGCATAGCTCCAGTAACTAGACTTGATGTTCTAACAAAACTTAAAATCTGTTTGATGACGCCAAATAAGCTCAAACCAAACACATTTGTAAGCACACTACTTATAGCAACAATCGGAGCCATTAAAGCCCAAAATACACCGCCTAAAATACCCATAACGCCAGCAACTTGTGCTATAGCTGGGTGTGTCTCGAATAGTTTAGCGATAAATCCAGCTAGATTAGTGATGAAATCTAACAACTTACTAGCTATAGGAGCCATTGCAGTGCCAAATGCTACTAATGCTTTTATGATGTTACCGATTAATTGCATAATAGTAGGACCATTCTCTTGAACGTAACTTATAAAGTCTTTGAACCCTTGTGATTGTCCTACTTGTTCTGACCATGCTCTAAATTGAGAAGTTAATTTAACTAACCAGTCAAAAATGTTAGAACTGTTTTGAGCAAAAGCAATCATTAAATTACCAATACCAGCAAATACATTGCCAAATATCTGACCAATCTTAGGTAAGTTAGTTGTAGTGTAATCAATAAAAGCTTTAATAGCATTCTGACCAGCTACACTATTAGCCCAATTTTGGAAAGCTATAGACATGTTCTGTAGTCCTTGAGACACAAATTTGAACAACGGCATTAATTGAGTGAAAATGTTAACTAATCCGTCGCCAAATCGTCCTGCAGCGTTCAATAAATCTCCGAAGATTGCGCCACCTATGCTATTCAATGCTTCAAATGCTTTCTTAGCTGTTTCGGAATGTTTAACCCAATTCTCAAATTCGCGTGCGTTTGCTTCAACCAGCATAGATACTTCGGATAAGAATGGTTTTAATTGAGACATCGCACTTGTAACGCCTCTGATACCCGCTGACATCGCATTAAAGATACTTGCTTGATTCTCTTTTACAATGCCTTGCCATGTAGTTTTTAACTGATCGCTCGCATCTCTAAAATTTTGAACTTCTTTTGTTACTGCTAACGTTCCATCTTTTACCATTTTTAGTGCAGTAATAGCCATTGCACCGAAGCCAACCGCTCCAACACCAGCTACAGAGAATGCACCAGCAAGCCCAATAACACCACCACCTAATACACCAACGGCATTAAGTACTGCCATAATTGCCGGAACTAATCCAGCAATTACTGGTATTAATGCTTGTATACTAGCAATCATTAAACCTTTGACTTGTTGCGCAAAGATAGTACCGAAAGTTCTAATATTTGATGCGATGCCATCCATTGTTGATTGATACTGATCTAATGCTCTTTTACCTGCAGTCAATGCTACTTGCATTTTCGACATTCCGGTTGTATCAAAATCTAATTTAACAGTGTGTTTGCGCCAACCAGCTAACATCGCTTTAGAAGTCGCAACATTTCTTTTTAATCCGCTTGCGTCGCCGTCGATTTCAACTTTTTTACGTCTGATATTCGATAGTTCTGCTTTAACAAACGATATGACTTGTTTTACTTTGCTAGCGTCTGCATCGATATTAACTTTATGTTCTCGCCAACGTTGAGCCATCGATTTAGCTCGCGTTAGCTCTCTTTGGTAGTCTCTTATGTTTGCTGTAACTTCTGTCTTGATTTCGTCCGGTATATCAGTTTTAGCCATACGTTGAGCAGTTCTAATATTCCTTTTAAAATCACTGATTATAGCTGTAACACGAGCCAGAAAATTCTTTTCCATGCCTAACCTCCTTTATGACTTGTTTTTAAGCTGTTAAGGAACTTGCGAGTCCCTTGTTTTTGTATTTCTCTTTTACGTTTGTTTTTAGCTAGCTCACGCTGTTTCATTCTTTCGTATTCATCTTCTTGACCACGAATAATGTAATGTTCTCTTTCATTCTGCCTAACAAAACGTTTTAGTGATTTACCAGCTTGAGCAACCGCATTATATTGAGCGCCGTACAACGCAATGTCTCTTTGGTCAATCAATGCTTGTCTAGCGCCAATAATCCAGTCATTCCATTCGGCAGGTAGCATGCTCATTAGCTCGTCATTACTCATATAACCTATGTAACGACTTGTCATCTGCCTTATTTCCGAATAGTCTAATAAGGTGCTACGGTCATGATTTCTTTGTAGTTGTTCTTCATCATCTCGATACCAGCTTTCGCGCCCTCTTTCTCGTCTTCTTTGGCTAACGATGGCGCTTGGTTCATCTGTGTCCAGAATAGACGTGATTTCTGCTTGAAAAAACCGCTATTATTCATTACGTCCAACGCACCCTGTAATAGATTTAACGTGTCGTTTTCTCTTTCGATGATTTCCATGATTTCCGCTTCAATGTCTTCTCTTTTAGGTGCACTTTTACCTAGATAAGCTGTTGCGCATTCCCAAAAGTCTACAATTGCCACTGTGTCACGTTCTAATAAAGCATTGTAAACATTAGTAAATCCTGAAATCGTTTGTTTTCTGCCTTTATTATCTTCTTGTTCAGTTGCAAACTTTTTAGCGGTTTTATCGAACATAAATGTTGCTTTTGCTTTCACTTCTTCATTGTTAATTGTTAATGATGTAATTGGATTAAAAGTTGTTTCAGTCATATTAAATACCTCGTTTATCGTTATTTTGTACAAAAAAATAGAGGGCTAATGCCCTCGTTAATTACATACTTAAATCGCTACTGCCAGCAGTTGTTTTTTTAGTTCGGTTTTCATAACTATCTTCATAAGCGTTCATGTCTTCGAATTCAACAACTGGAGCCAATGCGCTAGGGTTAAGCCATTCTTTTGGTAAATCATTGATTGTACCGTCTGCACTATTGAACTTAACTTTCGCTGTGATTTCGATTTTGTTATCTTCATCATCAAATGACCATTCGTGCTCTTCGATAACTACATATGCGAATACACCGTGATGTTTGCCATCGCGTTTTTTCGTTTCCCAAATCCAAACACGTAACTGTTTGAATTGTTTAACTGATTCTTTTAATGCTAATTGACCTTTATCTCCCGGAACGACATCAAGCGTCAACTTGATTTCTTCTTCGACAGAGTTACGGCTATAATCTTTTTTACCGCCTTGAATGATTTCAGCAAGGTCATTACTGATAGTATGTCCACCCTCTGCTAAACTACCTAAAAGCGTTGCTTCTTCGATAGTTAGCTTCTTAGCTAAATCCTTATCAGCGATTTGGAGAGCGACAATATATTTATCCTGCGCCATTCGTTACACTCCTTTGTAATGTGTTATGTCTGTATTTAAAAACAAGCCGAATGATACCGTGTTTAGTGTACTGATCTATGTCAGTAATCACTTCTTGTGTATCAATTCGACTTTTAATGAATGAATAATAATCAATTTCTATTTCGTTATTTAAAACGAAGCCTAAAAATTGAATTATTTGTGATGCCTCATCTCTATTACGTGCTTGACTATAAACATGCAACGTGATGCCGACATCTTCGACCATGCTCGTGGTCGTTTCTTTGTTAGTGACGTTTGTTTCACCCACAACGATATATGGGTAAACAGCGTCTTTCTGAACGCAATCAAAAACCCTACCGTCCAATTGTTTTTGGATAATAAGGTTACTTTTTAATTTGTTATATACTTTGTTAAATAAGTACCGTTCAACTGATACCCACATATCTTAACCACCTCATGAAAAATACTTATTAAAGAATGCTCGTCCAGCGTCTATTGCCGGCTCCCAAAAAGGTTGAGCATGTTGTCCTTTAGTAGTGTGCCACTTACCGTTTGCATCTTTGTATGACCACGGTATCTTTTTGGCTCTACTACCTCCAGCACCTGTTGCATATATACCAGTACCATAATTGACATATATTGCGTATTCACTACCAATATTAATAACACCAGTAAAACCGCTGTCTTTAAAGTCCATTGTTACACTTTCTCTAAGATATCCGGTATCAACTGGCATTAATGAAATGATTGTATTGTGAATCTTAGCAGTTGTCTTTGCTATACCTCGTTTGACCCATCGCTCCATGTCTCGCTCGTAATTTTCCAACTCTTTTACTAAGTCCCAATTACCATACTTAACCTTTGCCAATAGGTCGCACCCTCAATCTAGTTAAATTGATTTCATGTTGTCCGCCTTGGTCGACCGGTTCGCCTACAACTTCGTACGTTTTACCCTCGTAATTAAATAAAGTTTTGTTTGTTATTGGTATGTGGTACGGCGTATATAGGTTTCGGTCAAAGTCTTTGCTCATCTGATGAAATTTGAGTGTCTCACTTGATGTAGGTGTGTCCATAAACCCTTTAATTGTTTCGTTACTTTTAAAACGCTCGTATTCTTTGGGATATGTTCCTACGACTTCAACCTCTCCAATTTCAATTGTGTGCGGAAACTCATCAAACGGATTAAACATATCGCTTGCCCCAGCTTAATTTACGATAAGGTAATAAATATGCATAAGCACTACTAGGTATGTCAGTTACATAGGTATAACTCACAGTGCCCATCGTGCGTGCTGAGATATTGCCGGTTGTACCAAACTTGATACATTCAGCAATAAACTTCTTAACACCCGACGGCACTTCTTTGTCATCAAACTTCTGATTACAATAATCTTCTGCAACACTTTTATATTCTTCAATAAGATAATCGATTTGCTCATCGTTAGACGAATCATTGAGTGAAAGTCCATTAATCATTTTGACGTCTTTTGCGTCCATTACTTAACACCCTCTAAAACTTTGATAAGCTCGTCTTTTTTCATATCACTATACCCTTTAATTTCACGCTTTTTAGCAAGTTCTTTTAATTCTGATACTTTCATATCAGATAAACTTTTTTGCTCGTCAGCGCTCGCCTCAGACTGTTCTACTTGCTTGTCTTCAACAAGTTTAATAGCGATTAAATTACGGCGGTTGTTTGTTGTAGATAATTCAGTGAATCGTTCTTCTGACACTTCTAATCCATCACGTGGGTAAGTGTCTCCCACTTGATATTCATGTCCGTTGTCTTGTGCATCTTCAAAACGTTCGATTACTTTATACATACGTCACTACCTCCCATTACATTTCTAAGCTTCCAGAACCTTTAGTGATTTTCACTGCTTTAGATTCATCATATAAATAAGCTACATAGTGCTTATCACTGTATAATGCAGTTGTTTTTGTTGATGCGTCACGCGCTACTTCTAAGAAGAAATCACGTTTCAAGATTAATTTAACTGCACCTTTTTTAGCTAGAATAGCTGTGCCGGCTTCTAACTTGTTAGTACGTACAATGATAGCGCCTAGAGCTTCGCCAAACGCACCTTTAACGATGATGTCATCGCCTAATTCGGTTGCACGCGTAAAGTTAGTTGATGCATCTCCACGTAATTTACCAGCATCAAGTGGATTGATAAATAAAACCATTGGTTCTAAGTCTTCATCGTTAAATTTGTCGATTGCTGATTGTAAGCCGTTTAATTTAGTGATGTCCGCATTAACAGTAAGTTTAGCTCCCATTAAAGCCTCTAATACGTCATTATCAACTTTGTTAGCGTGTGCCAAACCATGTTGACGTACTTGTTCGCCTTGTGGGTCTCCATAACCACTTAATAAAGCCTCATCTGTGATAGATGTACCTTTAGCAATTTTACGGATTTTAGCCTCACGTTTTTTAGTTTCTAAGATATCAGTTGGGATTTTTTCTCCCTCTGCAACTACTTGTGCATCTCCGCTATAAACGAATGCTGGGAATGTCAAAGTGTCTCCCGGTTGTCCTTGTAATGTGCTATCTACTTCTGCAAATGAAGCGAAACGCAATTTCTTTTCGAGTTGCGCTTGCATCATAGGCGCTAATACTTCTGGAATGATTTGATTACTTGTTTTAGTAATTCCTTGTGGCATACTTATACCTCTCTCTTTGTTTAATTTTGATTAACTAATTTTTCGAATGTCTCACGATCGTTCAAATACAATTCGTTACGTTCAGCGACACTCATGTTGTCAAACCTTTCTTTCGTTACACCTGAGTCCGGATTGCCTCCGCCTTGTGGTGTTTTACCTACAGGCTTAGACGACGCAAATAAATAAGGTTTAGACTCTTTAAGCGTTTTAATCGCTTCATCTAAACCTTTTACAGTGCCGTCGTCTACTAATTCCAGTTCATCTTTATTGATGAATGCTAGAATGTCGTTAGCGTCATTTGCTTCTTTAGCAACCGCTAACTTAACTGCGTTATTAAGTTGTGTTTCTTTATACTTTGTCTCCCACTCTGAATTTTGATTCTTTAATTCTTCGAGTTCTTTTTGAATCTCGCTATCATCTTTAACAGAGTCTTGCAATTTGACAATTTGTTTATCACGTTTAGAAATCTCTTCTTTTAACTCTTCAATTTCGGTATTCTTGTCGTTCAATCTTGAACGTGGTACCATTCCCGATTTTGATTCGTCAATCGCATCAATTACTTTCTGCTTATCGATTTCTCCGTCTTTAAATTGTCCTAACAATGTGTATAAATCCATTTAAACTACTCCTTTTTACGAGTTTTACGTGCAACGCCACGAAGAATTTTGGTATAAAAAGAAGCAGTTTAACGACATGCTAAGGTCGAGTAGTAAACTACTTTCTTTTACGTTTATATTTCTCCCACTCACGATAAGTCATTTGTGGTATTACTTCGGTTGTGCCATCATCTTTACGCACTCTCGTTGTACTAGGCAAATCATCTTCATCAATGTAATACATAAGCTTACAACGACAGTTGATGTTTTCTTTTGCACTATTCACACCAACAAACAACTTAGGCGCCTGTCCAACGCAACCGCTCGACTTGAACGGTTCGTCTATTTTCTTCTTAGCACCGTCTAGATGTCTGTGTGTGTCTCTTGTACGTGTATCTTTAGTAGCTTGCCAATACTTATACATCTGTAAGCCATTCTTTTGAGCTACCAATGCACTATCGAGTCCAGCTTGAGACATCGCTCTGCCCGCTTCTGTACGAGCTACACGCAACGATTGAGCTTTAGACATACCAATATCATCACGGATTGCTTTCGCTATTTTAGAGTAGCCCTCTCCGCTCATAATGCCTTGTGTGATATGTAAGCGTATCTTTTTCAGTACTTCATCACTATGCTTCTGTAGTGTCGGTACTAATCGAATGAACTCAATAGGTTGTTCAATAGCCGATGTGATAACTTCTTTGCTAGGAACATCAAATTGCATAGATGTTTGACTTGCCGTCTCGTATAAATAAAGGCTCATAAGGAACTTTTCTATATAAGCGTCTTCCTGCGACTTCTGAACCATCTTAGCTACTTGCCTATAGTCATCAGTCAACATTGTACCTATACGAGTTAACTCCTTATTGAGCCTGTTATATTTATTAAATTCAGTCCATGTAACATACACATCATCACTTTGATACTTCTCAAACATATCTGCGATGATTTGTTTTATCTCTTTAAGTCGATTAGCAAATAGTTGTTCTATAGGCTTCTCAGCTTTAGAGATTAGACTGTCGATATACTCATCAATATCATTCTGATTCTTTATTGTTAGATCTTTCTTGTTGTTGGGCACCGTCAGCACCTCCGTCATCTAAATTAGGCAGTTGCTTGTTGTACTCCATTTGTTCTTGTTCTATTCGTTCGAGTTCTGCTTGCAAATCTTCGACAAACGGGTGATTTTCTAATACTGTTTCATGGCTTACAATTCCCATAGATTGTTGAGCTGTTTGTACTTGTAATTCTGTGTTCGCTACTTTGTTGTAGTTGAAACTAATATCGACATCTTTATGTTCTCCTTTGATATCGAAGTGCTCAAACACAAACCAAAGCAACTCCTGTATAGCAACTTTAGCTTTGCGCGCTAACTTATCTGCTTTCAAGTTTAAGTTAGTATATAAAAACTCCAACGCAACCCCACTTGGAGCCGAACCGAATTTGTCAGAACTAAAGTCAACCGCTTGACCAAACAACATTATTTTTTGATATAACTCATCTAAATACTTTTTACTGTTTTCAACTGGTACTTCTACCTGTATTGTGTCGACACCCCCGTTATCCGATACTTTTATCGCCCCGTAATAACGTAGTAACCGTTTGAATTCTGGCAACTCTTGGTCATCATAGTTCGTTAATACATACGTTAATTCGTTTGAATCTTTAAAAGTATTGGATAAATCGGATAATCGCCTGTTATAAGCATCAATCAATGTTTTATACATAAATATATCTGATATTTCTAAATCGTTATTTTTGAATGGAATAAATGGAATCTTACCCCATGACCCTGTACTAAAATGCGTTTTTGAATTCTCCAAATTGTTAGAGTAATCCGGAATAAGCGAGCCGTTTTCATAAACGTAGTAATTAACAGTTACTTTATCCCAGTATTCAACTTTAGTTTCATTTTCCAATTTATACATCCTGATAAACGCCTCTAATTCTTCGTGCTCTTTATCAGTCCATATAGGAATACCTTGTTCCGCCGGTACTCTAAATAGCTTAAATTCTCCCTCTTCATCAAGGTAAGGGTGCAACCATTCAATACCTTTATTGCTAGCTCCTGTTAGTACACTGTGTAACTTATCATCAAATCTATTACCTAAAACTTCATCAATACGTTTAACTACTTCATCATCTGTATGTTTAAAAGCGATAGGCTTCCCTACAATATAAGAAACTTTTTGATCTACTAGGTTAGCATGGAAGTTGGTAATCATTCTGTCATCTGGTTTCAATGGGTCAACTGCTCCTGTAGCATCAACCGGCTTGGGTTCCTTAACAATATCAGGGCGTTGCTCATAATATTCTTGACCTATTGAGATTTCAGGTAACTTCTCCAAATGTTGTTTTATATATCTGACAATCATTTCTTCTAGTGTTTCTGGCTTATTGTTAGTCCTCACAATAGCATCAAATATTTCTGTTTGTGTTGGTTGGCTAGGGTACAAAATATTACCTCCTTTAATTAAAGCCTGTGCCACTTGGCTTATTAGCTGTATAAACTGCATATCTTAACGCATCTAATGTGTCATCGTTTAATTTAACTGGTTCGTCTGCATTATCTTTCCAAACGTAGTTGTATATTTCTTCTTTAAACAAACTAACTTTTTCTTTGATAATGAATATTTTATTTAACTTGAATAACCTAGAAATAACTTCAATGCCAGCAATAACGGCTTTGTCAGCATATCTTGCTTTTATCTTCTCTCTTCTAAATCGTTCAATATGTTCAGGTCTAGCTGTATCACAATAAAAAAGAATATCGCCATGCCTTTTTATAACTCCTTTAGCAATAGCTACCCAGTCATCTATCTCTTTATGTCTGTGTGCGTGTTCTTCAATAACGTACTTGTTTCCGTCAAAGTCTTCCGCTACAACCATAATAGAACCATAATGCTCATATCCCCAGTCGACGCCTGCATATTTCCTTTTTATTTGTTTAGTTTTAAATTCTTCTTCTTTGATGTAATGAACTTTTTCTTTGAAATCTTTATATACAACACCTTCAGCAGAAACCCACTTACCATAAATATCACGATCTGTGAACATTCCTGTTGGTGTACTTGCGATAATCGATTCAATATATTCTTCATCTAAAAATGTATTGTCAAACAAAGTAAATTGGAATGCTTTGATATTTAGTCTTCCATTCGATAACCGTTGACCACTCTTATCAATGTAATCTTTTTTAACTGGATGCATCGGGTTTTCGGGGTTGGTATCAATTAATATCCTCGCGCCTTTGTAACTACAACGTGAGAATACCTCTTTAATAAACATATTGTGTAATGCTGTCCCCTCGTTTAAAAAAGCACCTGCTGAAGTAAAACCACGTGCTTTTTTCCATGCATCCGAGTTTTGTCCGTCGAATACATACACTTTATTACCAAATATTTTGACTGCGTTAGATTTATCAAGTGTCAACTCTCTACCTAGTATTAACTCCATATCATCTAGTATGTTACGTCTGATAGATGCTTGTGTCGCTCCTCCGATAATGAAGTTAAGCCCCTTGTCTTTATAAGTAGCTATGTGCATTAAAAAAAGCAGGATAAATACATATGTTTTACCTGCCCTCTTCGCACCACTCGCTATTAATACTTTGGGTTTATCGTTTATGAAGCAGTTCCAGACTTCTTGTTGTTTCGGGTTTAACATTTCATTAATCATCATTAACACCCGCTAACTTAATAAGTGCTTTAGCAACTTCTGCTTCTTGTGAATTATTTTCTGATTTATCCATTTGATCGATTTTTTTCTCAAGCATCTTGATTTCAGTTTCAATCTTTTTATTAGTCAGAACTTCATTGCCTAACGTCATTCTATTCATGCCGTCCAAACTAGCGAGGAATGCATCAGCTGTCGCTTTCTTCACTCCCTCTATTTCAATATCGTTCTTCGCTGTATTCTTTAGCCACTCATACTCTTCAAAAGCCTTTTGGCGTGTCCATTTTGATTGCTCAGCTACTTCTTGACGAAGTTCTTCGTACCTTATTAAAACCTTATTATTTTTAGCTACCGTGCTCGCTTGCATGTCTATATATGATTCACTTTTACCTTTGGTCGAATACCCTGCGTCAATATAAGCTTTGCGTTGGCTCTTGCCCTCGATGAGTCCCAATACAAACTTTTCTTGCTTCGGTGTTAATTTAATCAATTGTTTTCACTGTATCACACGCCTTTACGTTAATTACTCTAGTTATTTAAATACAAAAATGCCCCTACATCTTGTGCAGGAGCTACGTTCAATAAATGTGAAAGGAGGAAAATAGTTATGACTCAAATTGCAAGAATTAAACTACCCACCATATAGGCAGGTAGTAAGTGATTAATAGCGTAACATATCAACTTTACATGTTTGTCACTTCTCAATCACATCGATGAGAACATCTAATGTGGCTATTACCCCACGTCTTAAGATAATTCTTACAAATCAATTATATAAAATTAATTCACAGTTTAAAAATAGTGTCATTTTCGTCATTTCTGTCATTTTTGTCATTTTCGTCACTGTAGTAGATAAATCTTTTCTGCTAACTCATCACGGCGCGCTAAGAAGTTGTTTCTGTTCAATTTAGAGTTAGGCATCTTCTTGATAATTGCATCTCTGTTATAACCTTTCTTCAACAACTCTAAGAAGCAAAAGTCAACGTGTCCTAATCTCTGTTGTGATTGATTTATAAACTCAACTTCTTTTAACATCTGCGCATACCTTTTATTTGCTCTTTCAAGCCTCACAACAACATCTTCAACTTTGCTTGAGTTTTCCCCTTGTGGTTTCGGTAACGTCGCTTGTATACCATACTGTGCGATTGAATTGCTATCATATTCCGGTATTACATCAGCTAATACATTACACTTCATTTTATGTGTGCCTATCATATTAACAATTGACTCTTTGCTATACATCTACTCTGACACCTCCGCCCTCATCAAATCACACTGATCGCCCAACTTTGCGAAGTCACTCGGCGCCTCTACATCATCATTAGCCGTCATCATAATATATACTTGCTCAGTTACATACTTACCTAGCTCATACATTGCTAGTAAGAATAATAGTCTTAATATTTGTTTAATCATTGTTTATCTACCTTCTTTGCTTCGTATAAGACCGGATATAAATTTAAAAAGTGTATTCTATATCCAATCGTCTTAACTTCTACTTTGTCGCCTACTTTTAACCTAGCTTGTATGTCTGCGCTATCAAATTTCTTTTTGAATAATAAGTCGGAGTTTTCAATGACTTGTTTGTTGTCTAATACAATATAGAACTTGTCTTCTTTATCTTGTCTCTTGTTATATTTATCTGTAATTGTCCCTTGATGTACTTCTTTGTTTTGGTAACTAGCCACTGTATAGATAGGCGATATGACAACAAGCATCAGTGCGATTACGCCGAATAATCGCAGTATTCCAGCAATAAAGATATCGAACCAATCCATATTTTTAAGTTTTTTAATCATCATTGTCATCTCCAGTATCAATTAAACTAGGCATCATTCTTAACATAGCCCTTAGTTCATGTTCATTCATATTAGCCATCATAGGACTGTAAAATTCACTGTCTTTATCATTAATATTTTTAATAAAATCATTTTCAATCTTAGCTTTTTCTTCAGGTGTTTTATTTTTATATTTTTTGATTATTTCAGTGTACTTTTTCGAGAATTTCATTTTAGGTATGTTAATCATCGTCTGCCTCCTCAATAAATGTAAATGATTCAATCTCATCTCTTTTAACCCATACTTCATTGTTGAACACATCTTTGACCGGAAGAAAATACTCAATCCCTAACTTCATAACAAGTTTAATATAATCACCAGAAGCTAGATCTGTTGTTGTGTAATAAACTCCACCTGAAATAGTTTTAATTTTAACATCCGTCATTTCCCACACTCCCTTATATTTTCAAACAACTGACCTAATTTAATAACTGCACCTCTTTTAACTTGTGCCTCGTACTTCTCTTTTGCTTCTTCTTTACTCTCTGCCTCAACAACTGTAAACGTCTGATTATCTCTAGCCACAGTAAAATGTTCGTGTGGTAGTCCTGTTGAATCTTTGAATGTTGTGACTAAGTATTGCGTCACTTCTTATCACTCCTTTGAATGATTCTAAGTTTTTCTACGAATAAAAGTATTAGTAAAACACTCAATGTAGCTAACATATTTTGTTGTTTTGCAAAATCTACTATAACGATTAAGACTAATAACATTCCAATTCTGCATGTAAATAAATCTAATTCTTTGTACAAAACCATATATCTGTTGAGTAAATTGTTAAATATTACTATGAATACAAGTATTAGAACTAATGTAATGATGTAACTCACTTCCCCAAAACCTCCTTGACTCGATCTAAGATGTCTTTACACTCCGCTACTTCCGAAGCCTTTTGCTCCACGTTCTGAAACACTCTCGAATTCCTCCACTTGCTTTAGTTCAGGTGTCCATATAGGCACGATAACCAATTGAGCTAGTTTGTCGCCTTCGTTGATTTGATAAGTTCCATATTGTCTTATGGCGTCACTCAAATCGATTTCTCCTTTAATATCAAAAACACCTGGTGTGATATAACCATTCGATGCAATAGCGTCATTCTTGATGTTAATCCCTAAATTACCATGATATCCCGCGTCTATCTTGCCTGTTTCAATCACTAAATGTGTTTTACTACTTACACCACTACGGCTAGTTAATAGTCCGACATAACCCTCTGGAATGCTCACAGCTACATCTGTTTTAATCACTGCCTTTTCTTGTGGCTCAAGTACGACAGTTTCAGCTGAGAATATGTCATAACCTGCATCCGTCTTATGATTTCGTTCGGGCATTCTAGCATTTTCTGATAATAGTTTTACTTGTAATGTGTTAGTCATTTTCCTGTTCCTCCTCATATTTATAGACAACTTGACTCGTCATAATCCCTACTGCTTCATCAAGTTCAATACCTTCTTTAACTGAATGTTGAATAGCATTTGTCATTCCCTCAAGTATTTCATCAAACGCTTGCGCTTTCTTATACACGTCCTCAATCTCTTTTAGCAACCCCTCTGTGTCATTACCGTTATACGCACTAGCACTAATAACGGACTGTTCGATTTTTTCGCGATTATTCATTTGTGTCATCCTCCATAAAAATTTTATTGTTTAATTCCATTCCGAATTTAACTCTTTCATCATCGTTACCGAATTCGTTTATTAAATCTTTTTCAACGCTCTTGCAATACCTATCCCATGCGCTTGCTTTCTTCTCCAGTTCTTTGTTACAATCTCGTAACTTCGCTATATCCCCAATAAGCTCATCTCGTTGCTTCTTGTACTCTTCACGATCTTTTAATGCTTTGTGAAGTTTATCTAATAACTTGTTAGAGTTAGTACAAAGATTTTTATATTGTTCATCTGATAAGGTGAACGTCATCTCATAACCTCCAATAGCATCTCATTTTCAAAAATATTTCCAACAATTTCAATAATATCGTCATTTTCACTTAGTAATTCAGTTACATTGCTAAAAGTTATATAAAAGGCTCCTTCTTTAAACTCGATAAAACTTACTTCTCTCGAATAACAATCTTGAACAATATCCCCTTCATAAATCTCCACACCGTGCACATCTTTAAATCCTGTGTATTGTAATAGTTTTACTTCATTGAAACTTTTATAACCTGTTGAAATCAAAATGTACCCACTATTAAAATCGATTTCGTCAATAATACTCATAACTTTTTTATCTTTATCCCAAGCTTTAAATTTCAACATCATACTAGCAACTCCCCATCTTTCCAGATTAACGTCATAGTTAGGTCATCGTTTAAGATGTAGAATGCTTTGGTAGGCACACATCTGCCATATAAACATTCTTTTATACTAGTGTTCTCATATAGTGTAGAGTTATAGTCTCCTTCTTGAATCTCGAATAATTCAATCAACCTATCAACCTTAGTCTCTTCCGTTACTTCTTTTTCAATATCAACTATGAAGGGGATATCAATTGGAATAAAACTTGACGTCGAACACTTATTTGTATTTGGATGAAAACGAACGAATCCATCACTAAATCCTGTTGAAAAAAATATTTTTCCTTGTGATAGATCCGGATTTTCTCGCGCCCATTTAATTAATTCATCTAATCTCATTTCTTTTTTAACTTTGATTTTCATTGTTATATCTCCTCTTGAACAGTAAATTTATCGTTAATTGATACGTATCCAGTCACATTACATAAGATGCTATCAACATCAAAAGTCACACAACAGTTGCGTTCAACATCATTTGAATAGAATCTTTTATTACCTGATAACTTGGGGTTATCCCAAGCCCATTGGATAAGTTCAGGTAAATTCATTTCTTTTTCAATTTTGATTTTCATTGTTTCCGCCCTTTTAAAATAAAGTTAGTTGCTTCTGTTCCTCATATTCCAAATCACTTTGCTTTATATATGTTTCAAGCTCTTCCGCTGTATCAAATGTCTTTTTCACGCCTTGCCAACCTGGTACGATATGCCCATGAAAGTAATAAGTGCCGTTTACTACATGAGTATGAGCCACTCGCTCGTTATCCTGATACAGATATCTCTTAGATCTGAAAAATTGGTTTAAGTATTCTTTGCGTGCGTTATCGGTTTTAGGCATTTATACTTCCTGCCACTTCTTGAACATTTGGTTATAAGTAGTATCAAACCAGTACGGATCACGTGAATGTTTCTGTGGCACATTAAACAAATGCGGTTTCTTTCTTCTTAGCTCTGCCTCTTTCTTTCGCTCTCTTTCCAATTTGCGTTCGAGTCTAGCTTGTTTAATCTTTTCCATTTGTTTCATTTCTCTGTATTCTTTTAGGTGCATACCATAGGGCGCATCTAAAGCTTCTGAAAATTCCCAACAACCTCTTACACGTTTAGAAACAATTCCAGCATTTATCCCTCGCTTTGACATTAATTCTCTTTCAAAATTATTAAATTTATATGGTTTGTTATTAATAATTACAACACTGCCCATTTATTCCACCTCTATACATTTACTGTTTTAATCCAATCCTCTAATTTGTGCGTGTTGTGATTTCTAGTAAATAGTTCACTTACATTAACACCTAGAGCATCTGCCAATTTATCTAATACATTTAAGTTAACCATCTCAGCTTTTCCGTTTTTATATCCACTAATAGTTGATCTTGATACGCCAGTTTCATTGTGCAAATCTTGAACACTTACGTTATCTCTAGCCATGATTACTCTTAAATTAGTTGCGAATACTTCATTTAATTTCATTTATTCCACCTCTATATATGCATGTCTTATCGTTATGTTGGCATACTTTAGTAATTCATCCGGATTGTCATCTAAGCGCTTTGCTAGCACATCTTTTTCATCGTCGACATCATCAAAATGCTGATATTCAACTTCTGTAGGTATTCTTATATCAATCGTTGCGTTTATATATGCTTGTTGTTGCATTAGATCACTTCCTCAACTCGCATGATTATTTTTGGTTCTAGTCCATAACGCTTTGAGCTAGTTATTTCTGTAATTTGGTTATCGTCTTTCCATACATGACCATTACATGCGTCTAATACTGTTTTAATTAAGTTATCGATATCCGGCTTAGTCACTTTATACTGTCCAACCATTTCACTTTTCTTTTTCTTCGACCATGATTTAAGCAATGGAAAGTAAAAGTCTAATTCGATTTTTAGTGCATGTTCTAGATTCAACTTAGGCATTTGTCCTTGTATATACGCTTTATGCTTTGTATAAGACGTAGGCATGTAAGTTTGAACAAATCTACCTGTATTACGAAAGCGTGGACGAGGCGAGCCCATAGGTGCCTCAAACGTTTCGTTAAATTTAATTTCTATTTCCATGTGCCACCTCTAAATATCAAATATCGTTGCTTGTAATCCTAGCTCTTGCTCATATAGAAGCCCGTGAGCACCTTTGAAGCGTTTTAGGTCACTATCAGTCATAATTTTCTTTTCATCGCTGAAATGGGCTCCTGTGAGCGAATAAACTTCATTCTCATTCTCTTTATACTTGATGACCTTAATATCTTCTGTGCCATCTTCTCGGTATAAGTAATATTTTTCTTTCGGCATTTTTAACACTCCTTTATATGTGTTTTCTTCCAGTTGATTTCATTCATAATTTTCTCTTCAACTCTGTCGTAATCATCGAAAGGCGATAACTCGTTATTGTCTAACAATCTGTTGACTGCCCAACCAGTCTCGATATATACATTTGCTACAATCGGGTCGTTTTGCTTTGTCTCTTCATACATCGATCTCAATAAGCTTTTGAATTGCATGATGTTCATGTGAAAAACCTCTGCGTCTTCTTGTAATACTCAAATTCAATTATTCCAGTTTCGCCGTCTTTGTTTTTGGCTATGTTACATTCAACAATAGATTTGCCTGTGATACTGTCATCTTCGTCACGGTTATAATAATCATCACGGTAAAGTAGCATTGCTAAACTCGCATCTGCTTCTATTCCGCCTGATTCTTTCATGTCCGATAGCATTGGTCTTTTATCCTGTCTAGACTCGACACCACGATTCAGTTGTGAAAGTAGTACGATGATTGCGCCCGTCTCGTTAGCGATTATCTTTAAGTCACGTGATATCTTTTCTACTGCTACACGTCTATCAACTTTCGCATCAGTATCCATCAGTTGAAGGTAATCTATAAAAATAACTTGTTGACCGTCTGAATGCCTCATTGCTTGTGCTCGCACGTCTTGCGGTGTGATATTACTTTTATCAGAAATATCGATGCCTAATTTCATGATTTTATCCATCGCATTCGTTAACTTTGTTAAGTCATCCGGCGTTAAGTTCCTGATTTCTTTTATCTTTGTTAACTCAATACCAGTAATTGTTGATAACATACGTTTCAACACCGATGTGCCGGTTGTTTCGAGACTAAAGAAAGATGTTTTGTATCCATTTTGTGCTATGTTCAGCATCATGTTTAATGCAAAGCCTGTCTTACCCACTGAGGGACGCGCTGCGATGACGATTAATTGCGACGGCTCCAATCCCCCTATTTTGTAATCCATGAGCTTGTAACCCGTCTTAATTTGCTTCTTAGGGCTATCGCTGTATAACTCATCGACAAACTCCTCAACAAACTTCTTGGTTCCGTCTTCTTTTCTGTTAGTAATTGTTTTTAAATCCTTGAGTTCATCAATCAAGTTATTAAAATTTTGGTTCGTAGGTTGTTGTTTGAACTCAGTTACCAATTCTTTCGCTTTGTTGATTTGATAACTTTCCAATAATTCTTGTTGATAACGTTCAAAGAATCCGTATCCAATGAAATCGGAGTTATAAAGTTTAGTTATAGTATCTGCATCTAAAAATTCTTTATCTTTAGTTGCTTTTAAATAGATTTCTTGATGATCTATCTTTCCGGCATCCATTACATAATTGAAAAAGGTTTTAAACTTTTCGTTAGTAAACATGTAATCTTTAACTCTTATCTTTTCTAGTACGTCCGGTTGTTTAAGTAGCGTAGCGATTATTGTGCTTTCAATTTCAAATTGTCCGTAATTCATTCGTTATCGCCCCCAAATTCTGCCAACTTATTCATGAAGTTATCTAGCGCTATTTTTCTTTGTCTGACATATTCGGGGTCATTCTGCATTTTCCATTGGTGTGTAGCTGTTTCGTTGTCTACCGGCTCGATAGATACTTTTTTAGGTGCCTTACGCATGATTGCTGGTAAGTTAGGCGGGTACGGGTTGTTACTGTTGATATATCCATCTACCGCTTTTGCAGTTGGTTGATAATCTCCGTTTTGACTCAATACATCAATCCACATTTCTAACTTTGGTTTATCAAAATCAATGTTGTATACGTACCTAACTTTTTTAATAATTTCTAATGCTTGTTTTTTGCTCATCGGCATTAGCCATCACTCAATTCTTTTTCCATTTGTGCTATGACATCATCAGTAGTTTCTTTTTTAGTGTTACGAGGTTTCAATTTGTTTTCAGCACTTTCTTTATCTGAAACGCCTTCTTTATTCCAGTTCTTTAATACAGTTATTAAGTAATTAAGTCCTTTATTGTTTTCTTTACAGTAATCGGTAGCGACTTTTACTATTTCGAACTGATCTTGTTTAAATGATTTAATTTCGTGTTCTAACTGTTCTGCTTTTAAAGGGTTTTGTATAATCTCTAAATTGGTACTAATATACTTAAATGACTTTGAGACGTCGTCTGTCTCTCTATGTTTGTTAGTCTCTGTAGTAATCTCTGTTAAGGATTCTTGAGTTTCTTCACTATCCATTCTTGAGTTTCTTAAGTTTCCATTCTTAAGTTTCTTAAGAATCCATTCTGAAACTTCTTTAGTATCGACTTTATAATGTAAAGTGGGTGCGCCGTTCGCTTTTTTCAAAGCGGTTTCAACGAATCCAAATGATTTTAATTTATTAGTAGCACGTCTTACTTGGTATTCAGTCAGATGTAATTCTTCGAACCATTCAACATATGATTTGTAAAAATAACCATCCTTCCTATTAGTTCTATCTGACCAATAAATCATCTGATTTAACAATGCTGCACTTGGATAATCTTCAGTAATCTTCAAGTAAATAACAGGTATAGGTATGACGTTGTTTTGTCCACTAAATTGCGAAATAATGGATGATATATAATCTCTGTTATTCATTTTTCTCTCCTTTCAGCATTTTATTGAGCCTCTCATCAACTTTTATCCACGAGTCATGCAAGTGATATTTATCATCAAACGACTTAACACCAATCGCATGTTGCTCGTTATGATGTTCGCGACATAACGCTAATACATGTTTGTCATAGTGATTCATCTTCTTTCTGTTCATACCTCTACCGATTGCTTCATAATGTGCTAGGTCAGCGTGAGGCTTTCCGCATATAATGCAATGACGCGTAACAGTTGCCCAATAAAGATAATTTTTATCTTCTTTCATCAATTTGCTTGTTTTATAATTTAATGGAATCGCATTTGTAAAAATCCACTCAAACATCGCTTCTATAATTTGCTTGGCTATAGTTCGAGAACAATTTGATAAAGATATGCGTTCTTCATAGCCATACAGAAACTTCACATAATCTTGGAACATTTGTCTCATATAATCTCGAGGCTGTCCTGTATGAGCTTCTATATCGTTACACAATGCGAATATCAATTTACGTTGTTGTCCAGTGATAGAATTCGGATCTATCACTGAACAATCAACATCAATTGGCTGGTTCAAATCTAATATCTTGATAGCTTGTTCAGGTATTTCTATACCAGTAACAACTACATCATATAAACCATTGTTACTTTGTTGGTATTTGATAATTTGCGCCACTTAATCACACCCTAGAAAGGCAAATCGTCATCAGATATATCAATAGAATTATTAGTATTTTCAAACGGATTATTATTCACATTAGAGTTGTTAGAACTCTCATTGCTATCGTTTTTTTCGTTTTCTTTAATTCCAACTTTTTCATAAACAGCTGTACCTTCAAATTTCCAAAATCTTTTTAAAACTGTATTCCATTTATCTGTATAATCGTTATGTTTTCGTTCTAACTCAATATTGATCGGTTTACCGATTACATCTCGTTCAGTAAAGTTAAATTGACCATTATTGTCATTAATGCCAATTGCCTTCAAGAATGTGTATAACCAGTTTTTGGCGAAGTCGTTTGAAGTATCACCGTTTGCATAGTGAGTGAATTCGCCTTCTTCTTTATGAATAAACGTGATTGCAAATTGTGGATGTCCGTTTTTCGAATTTTTACTTTCGAAGTTTTTGATTTTTACACTGTATGATCCTGGTTGCATATAATTCCCTAATTCTTGTGCGCCTTGTAAATTTAAATTGAAGTTCATAATTAAATACCGTCCTTTTTAGTTTTTTATTAGTTTCCGTTTTGTGCCATATCTATAATTTTTGAAATTGAAGCATTTTTAATACCTGGAATATTGATTGTTATTTGCGGATTATGCCTAACTTTAGTTGTATATAAATTAGAAGGTTCTACAGAAAACACATAATCGTGTGTCGCATTTCCGTTCTCATCTGTATGATCTTCTATAAATGTGTGTCCTATAATGTCGAACTGAGTTACTAAGCTATTGTGTATTGCCGGTTGTACTTCAATTGATATTCTAGGGTTAATAATTTTTCCGTTCTCATCTTTATCTTCTGAGTTAAGCCCTTCATGTCCTGTAAGCACAACGTGAAATCCGAGCTTATCTTTAACCTTTAATAGGTGCCTAATCGAGTTAACGATCAATTTAGATGTTTCCCCATAATCTTGTATTCTCGCTTTTTTGACTTGATGCGTATTCATTACATGAGTTAGCGTTATATCTCTTAATTTTTGAGCTGTTTCAATTACAACCACATCAAGTAACTTTCCTTTTTGTCTAGCTGTATTTACAATCGATTCAATACTCGCAATTGTGTTTCTAAAAGCAATGTAATTGTCGACTCTCTTCACAAAACCTTGTCGCGTTACTTGAGTACCATCTTCGTGAATATCGATAATAAAAGCGTTGTTTTCTCTAGTGGCTAAAGTCGTCTTTCCGGTTCCTGATTTGCCATATACCATAATTGAATAATAGTTCTGAGTATCTTCGTTAATTTCTTCAATACCTAGTTCTTGTAAAATGTCTTGTTCCTCACTCATCACTTAATCACCAAACTTTCCGTTACCTTTAATTCAGCGCCCGGAATATCTTTGCCAGCTTTCAAATCATCGATTAGTTGCTTAGAATTAAGTTTCGGGGCTTGTGATAGCCAATAATCCTTTGGAATAAGTTTTTCATCGATAATATTTTTACTAGCCCCGTTTTTGCGCTTGTAAATATGATTAGTAGCTGTGCGGTAACTATCTACTTCCTGTGTTTCTAACATCTCTTTTAAGTAATCTCTTAAACGATCAGTTAAATTTTGTTTTTGTTTTTTTAAATTTTGAAGTCGCTTAATTTCTTTATCTATGACATCTATGTCACCTAAAGTTTCACGTCTCCAATTGACAATGTTATCTACTTTGACGTTCATTTCTGCTTTGATAGAATCTAATGTATCTTTTAGTAATGTTGGATCTAATTCATCTTGATTAGACATCTCTTTAAATGCTTCTGATAGCTCATATAGATTAGCCATTAGTTAATCCCCCTCTACCATTTCATGACTAAGTTAATTAGTCTATCCTGCTCGTCTGTGTTCTCTTCAATCCATTCATCTATCGCTTGGTTGAATAATTCTGATGCCATATCTAAGTCATTCTCATCTGCGACATAAGCATGTTTAATTGGTACGTTGTTCATATCTTTAACTTGTATTGATATGCCCATATGACCTTTTAAAATGAATAGCTTAAAATCGAATCCGTTAACATGAATATTTTTGCGTATGATTTCGCCTATTTCGTAATACATCTTGACTTCCTCCGTTTTTCGTTTTATATTTAACTTGAAATTTTTCTTAAGTGCTTGATACTGTTACTTGCTCCAACAAGTAGCAGTTTTTTATTCTTCATAAAAGTATTCCTTATAAAATATGAATGTTGCTATACTTGCGAATCCCGCGATCGACCATGCTGTAGTGAAGTATAGAAATGGCATAAGTACAATCGCTAATACTGTGAAGCATAGTACTGCTACTAAGTAGCTTTTATATGTGTCGCTCATTTGGCATTCTCCTCTTCTTTCATTTTTATAATCATGTCGATATATCCTCTCTCTAATGCAAAGTCGAATAGCATTTGTTGAATGTGCGGTGGCATTTTGTTGACCTCCCCTATTCCGTTAATTTCATTTCTAACTGGTACGTTGTTTCGTATGACGGTTGCCATCTTTGTACAAACTTAATTGCTTCTTGATAACGTCCTCGAGGTATACAGTTGTAACTCGGTACGTCGAAAATATTTTTAATACTTTTATATATTTCTGCGAACAACTTTCTTGATACTTGGTCGTAGTATCCGTTGAATTTGTTTCTAACAATCTCCGCAACTTTTTGAGCTACTAACTTTTGAATATGTTTTGCTTCTCCGTGCATGATTGGATATGTTTCTTCAATTTTAGTAACTCGTTCATCTAATTCTGTGTTTCCTTGTGCGATTAATTGAATTTGTTCCGATGTAGTTAGCGGTTTTGTTTGGTATGTTCCTGTTCTTCTTAATGTTGGCAAAACTTCCGAAGTTACCCAACGTTTGAACCGCTTCGCATTTTCTAATTTGCTAGAAAAGATTAAACTGTATAACCCTGATTCGTTGATGATCACTGCGTTTGATTTGTAGTTAGAACCAGTGCCCTGAATCAAGGTAGTGGTTTTGTCTTCTGAATCTACATGTGTCGCTATTGCGTTTTGTGGTTTTTGATACCCTAATATTTTTGCGATGTCTGAACCAACGAAATATGGTTCTCCGTCAACTTCTAATGTCCTTACTGGTAATTCTTCAAAATTAAATGTTTGTAATGCTTGCATAATGTTTATGCTCCTTTCGTGTATAATGTTGTTATCAACCTAAGGAGGTGATAAGTATGAAACTTCTAGTTACTTTAAAGGATGGTTCAAAAAAACATGTTTCGGATTTAAAGAAAATTGTTTTTCCAGGATATGAAGGAATTGAAACTGTTACAAAAGAGGAAATCGAAACATTTTTTCTAGACCCTACTAAAACTTATGTGTTTGTTGGATCTCAAACTCTAAGTGTGGAGGCAGGGCAAATCCTTACCGTTGAATTTAGCTAACCTTTTTCAACAACTCTGCAACTGCTCGCAACAGTTCAGGGTTGTTGTTTCTTTCTAAACAGTAACTAGCATGCTTGAGTAATTTGAGTTTTAATTTATTTTTTTCTTTCGCAATTCTAAATTTTTGTAACATTTGTTGTTCCTCCTTTATTCGAAATCATCGATAGTTAATTCTGAAACTCTCTTTTCATAGATGTATAAATAATAGTTTTTGATTTCTCGATAAACTTTTGCTGCTAGGTTGTATTCACTTTCACTCAAGTCTGAATTAAGTGTCACTCCAAAAATTGATAATGTTAATTTTCTAATATGGTCATGAACATCTTGTACATAAGCTTTTTGATGAATTGATTCGAAGCCATGCTGATACTTTTTTAGCGGAATCGGATGATTGAGCTTCCTCAATCTTCCTAGCGACAAATCTTTTGCGAAATTGAGTTTTTTATTGATTTCTTCTAAATCGTCATTATTGATTCTTACTTTACTGAAAATTGCACCTGAGCTGATTGGTTTCTCGCCTTTTATAGCATTTCTAACTTCTTTCGCTATAATTTCTTTCAACTCTTCTTTGGTTAACGTGATTTGTTCCATTGTGTCCTCCTTTTAAGATGTTTGTTTAAATTTCAAATTGGCTAATATCTACACCGTATTTAATCGCCATACTCTTAATCACTGAAATGTATATCTCAACCAATCTAGGTTCATCAGTAATCACATCTAATTTTGACAACTTGTTAATCTGGGTTTTCGTTGCACCATTCGCTAGCATTTTGCCTTTGCGGTTCTGCATACGAATTTTTAAATTACAGCGTCCTTTTTCTTCTAAAGCTTTATATGCTTCAGACTTAACTTTCTGGTGCATTGCTCCGCCACCTAAATGTTGTGCAATCGCAGATAACATTTTGTTTGTGTCGTTACGCCAGTTTTTCGTTTCAATACCGACAATGTGACGAATGCCTGTGATTTCTTGTTGCATTTGTTTGTTAAACTGTTCTTGGTCTTTTTGTGCTTTGAACATCATCTCTAATGCTTGCATTGGTGTTTGTGGTACATTAAGCTGTGCTTGTTGTTTAATGTATTCATCCATTTTATGAAATGCATCAACATAAGTTGCAGTAAACAAAATGCCTTTACTACCTGTCATCTTGTTTGCTACTATGTCGCAACCTTTTTTGGTTAGTAGGTAACAAGGTTGTACTTTGTTTTGTGAATTAACATAGGTGCTTTCTTCAAAGAAATTATGACTACTCAATTTTGAGGAGTCCTCTAAAACCTTGATATAACCTTTAATGTCTCTTACTAAATTGTCGTGTCGCTTTCCTATCATTTCCGCAACTTCTCTACTGTCTACATAATGTGTTTCGTTCTGTTCTACTATTTGTAATGCTTGCATTTCAGTTTCCTCCTTAAGTTAAAACTTTCTTTTTGCGTAAGTCTTCGTTAAAAAAAATATCTCTTCCTTCTTGAGGTGTCAATTCTAACGCAAAATAAATACCATTTATTACCGGGTACGACGGTTTCGTTCTCCCGTGAATCATATTAGATAAAGTATCTCTATTAACACCAATTTCTTCAGAAAGGGTTTTGATGTTATGTTCTTTCAAAGCCATTTTAGATTTCAAAAGTTTAGCATCTATAGGCATTTCTTTTCACCACCTTTCGTATTACGTAAGTAATCTTATCATGATGTTACGAAAGAGGTCAAGCACTTTACGAAAGTTTTTTAGAAAAATATTGCAAATGCCGAAAGTTTTCCTTATAATAGAACTATCAAGTAAAAGGAGCTGTATTACGATGTGCTTTTCAAAAAGAATGAAACAATCAAGAGAAAAACAAGGTATGACTTTGGCCGAACTAGGAAGAAAAATTGGTAAAACTGAAGCTACTGTACAGCGTTATGAAAGCGGAAATATCAAAAATTTAAAAAACGATACTATAGAAAGTATAGCTACTGCATTAAATGTTAATCCTGCATATTTAATGGGGTGGGTTGAAGAAAACGATGATGAAGTACAACATCGTGCAGCTCACCTTGAAGGAGAATTGACAGATGATGAATGGCAAAGAGTTTTAGATTATGCAGATTATATAAGAAGCAAACGTAAGTAAAGGATGTATCAGATGGGATTATATGAAGAAACTTTAATACAACATGATTATATTGAAATAAGAGAGGCTGATGTACTTCCAGATAATTTAGACGGGGTATGGTTAGGAGATTTAATTTTAATAAAGCGTGGTTTATCAGATAGAGAAAAAGCAGGAATTCTCTTCGAAGAATTAGCGCATAATAAACTTACATACGGTGATATAGCCGATTACTCGAATTTCAACAATCGCAAGTTCGAAAATTACGCAAGACGACACGGCTTTATCTCAGCTGTACCGCTACGCGAAATTGTAGAAGCTTATAATTATGGCGTACGCAACTTGTATGAGTTGTCTGAGTATCTACAATTAAGCGAAGAATACATATTAGAAGCAATAGAACAATATAAAAAGATATATGGTATTGGAACTCACTATGGCGAGTATTCTATTACATTTGAGCCGTTGAGAGTTTTTAAATATAAGGAAATATAAACAAAGGAGAAATGAACATGAAAAGATTATTAGGTTTACTATTAGCAAGTACGTTGGTGTTAGGCGCATGTGGTAGTAACGACGGCGATAAGAAAGAGGAAAGCAAGAAAACGGAAACGAAGAAAGAGAACAAAGATAAAAAGAAAGAAACTAAAGAAAAAGCAGAAGCTAAAAAAGAAAATGCTAATCAAAACGATAACAATAATCAAGTAAACAACGAGAACAACACAAACATTAACAACAATCAACAAACCAATAACACATCTAAGCAACAGGTACAGAAGAATCTTCCAGCTACCAATAATGGACAACAAGCACAACCACGCGACCCAAACGAACCTAGTTACGAAGAATATTTAAATGCTAAAAGAGCCACTGAAGAAATGGAAAATAATCCGGACAAAAACCAACATGCTGGAGGTGGTCCAGGAATGTCGTTAACACACCCTAATCAATCATATGATAGTTTTAGAAAAGAAGTAGGAAAAGCAAGAAGTGAAGCAATAGTTGTTCAACAATAAAATTTCGGGTAGTCCGCCTACCCTTATTATTTTTTGCCAATTTTGAGGAGGGAGCACATGAAAGTAGCAATTTATACTAGAGTAAGTACACTTGAACAAAAAGAAAAAGGACACTCTATTGAAGAACAAGAAAGAAAATTAAGAGCATACAGCGACATAAACGACTGGACTATACAAGGTGTTTATGTAGATGCTGGCTATTCTGGTGCTAAAACTGACCGACCTGAACTTAATAGATTAAAGGAAAATTTATCAAAAATAGATTTAGTATTAGTCTATAAGTTAGACAGGTTGACGCGTAATGTAAAAGATTTACTTGATTTATTAGAAATATTTGAGCGAGAAAACGTATCTTTCAGAAGTGCCACAGAAGTTTATGATACATCGACGGCAATGGGTCGCCTATTCGTCACTTTAGTAGGTGCTATGGCTGAGTGGGAACGTGAAACGATAAGGGAAAGGGCAATGATGGGCAAGCAAGCAGCGATTAGAAAAGGCATGATATTAACACCTCCCCCATTCTACTATGATCGTGTAGATAATAAATATATTCCTAATAAATATAAAGATGTAGTTGTGTGGGCTTATGAAGAGGTTAAAAAAGGAAATAGCGCTAAAGGTATAGCAAGGAAGTTAAACGCATCTGATATACCACCACCAAACGGCATACAGTGGGAAGATAGGACAATAACAAGAGCTTTAAGGAGCCCTTTATCAAAAGGGCACTATTTTTGGGGGGATATATTTATTGAAAACTCTCACGAACCAATAATTACAGATGAAATGTATAACGAAATAAAGGAACGCTTGAATGAACGTGTTAATGCGAAAACAATAACTCATACTTCAGTTTTTAGAGGTAAACTCATCTGCCCTAATTGCAATGGAAGATTATGTTTGAATACCAGTTATAGAAAACTTAAACGTGGAGATGTTATACACAAAAATTATTATTGTAATAATTGCAAAGTTAATAAAAGTGGTGCTTTTTCATTTACCGAAAAAGAAGCTTTAAAAGTATTTTACGATTACCTTTCTAAGTTAGATTTAAGTAAATACAAAGCAAAAGAAAAAGAAGATAAAAAAATTGTAACCATTGATATAAATAAAGTTATGGAACAAAGAAAAAGATATCACAAATTATACGCAAACGGCATGATGCAAGAAGAAGAATTATTTGAATTAATAAAAGAAACTGACGAAAAGATTTCAGAATACGAAAAACAAAAAGAGAGAGTTCCTAAAAAAAGATTAGATGTCAGTAAGATAAAAAATTTCAAAAATATTCTTTTAGACTCATGGAATGCCTTTACTTTAGAGGATAAAGAAGACTTCATTAAGATGGCCATAAAATCTATTGAAATAGAGTACATTCACGTTAAAAGAGGGAAAACTAAGCATTCTATCAAAATAAAAAACATTGATTTTTATTAACTTCTTTT